AGCCACTCCTGGCGGTTTGCCTCCTGCTGCTGATGCTGGACAAGCAATGTCTGATGCTTCTGCTCCTCCTATGGGTTCACCCATGAGTACCCCAGAACCGAAGATGGGTAATCGTGAAGCAGCCATGATCAATATTTCAATGGCGATGGATTTGTTAGAACAATCTTTGCCAGCCCTTGGAAGCGAAAGCCCAGAAGGACAAAAAATATTAGGCGCTATTCGTGGCATGAGCGGAATTATTGGTCCTAAGAAAGCTAAGACTAACGAGCTGCAACCCGCAGAAATCATGCAAATGTTACAAACATTACCTCAAGCTGGTGGTGCAACGCCTGAAGGTAAAGCAATGGCACAAGCACCAGCAATCCCTGGTATGTCACCTGGCGGTATGCCTCCTCCCCCAATGGGCGGTGGCGCTCCTGGCGGTATGCCTCCTCCAACCCCCGCAATGTAAGGAAACATTATGGAACTCTTTAAACCTCGTGGTTCAGCAAGTCCTCGCAGACCTACTGACAACAATCAAAAAAATGGTCAAGTTATCAATACTCCTCGTTATTCAGAGTTTGGTGGCTTGGATTCTTCAGGTAAAGCTGGCTACAAGAATATGATGAATATGTCTAAGCCTGGCGATACTAAAAAAGTTATTTAACTAAGTAAGGGGATAGATTATGAGCTTAGAAGATATCAGTTTAGAACAACGGGATGAATTAGCCTTGTTAATGAAAAACTTGGCTGAAGATCCCGCTACACGCAAAGAAGTATTGCGTTTGACCAAAAAAGTCAGACCAAATCTTCCAATTCCAGAACTTGACATTGAGGACTACACCGAGAAAAAGGTGAACGCTGCCGAAGAACGAGTTATGCAATTAGAAGCTAAACTGCGTGAAAAAGATGCTGTGCAAGAACTTGAAAAGCGTAGAGCAAAACTAAAGTCTAAAGGTTTAGCTCAAACAGACGAGGACATTGCAGAGATTGAAAAATTGATGCTAGAGGAAGGTATGACCAATCACGAAACCGCAGCACAGTATTGGGATTGGATGAAACAAGCAGCTACTCCAGCAGGCAATAACAGCATGGGTTACAACCCGAGCGCCATTGGTAAGTTTGACCTTTCTAAGTATTGGAAAAACCCAGTTCAAGGTGCAAGGAATGAAGCAGCACAAGCGCTGATGGATCTGCGTAAGAACACCAGACCTATTGGCATTTAATCGCAGTTTAGGGGATATTTTTAACGGAGAATTATTATGCCGATAGGTGGCGGAATAGTACCAGCATCGGGTTCATCGCAATATAACGAACTTACTTATGTAACTCGTAGAGCGTTTATCCCTAAACTGGTCGTGCAGATTTACAACAGCACACCCCTCATGGCTGCTTTGATTGCTAACAGTCAACAGGCTTCAGGTGGTGTATCCCAAGTAACAGTACCAGTTCAAGGTGCTCAATTTGTCAACGCCCAATGGTCTGACTACTCTGGTTCGTTTAACCAGCCGTCAGTTCAACAAGGTGCGTATAACGCTGAGTTCAACTTAAAACTGATGATCTCACCAGTACCATTTCTTGGTATGGAAGGTGCAGTTCAGCAAGACTATGCAATCATCCCTCTCATTGAAGCTCGTATGAATGATGCGACCAATGTGATGATGGATGCAATGGCAACTGCTTTGTACAACAACTACACCAACACTCAACAGTTCATTGGCTTGCCAGGTGCTATTGATGACGGTACGAACATGGTTACCTACGGTAACATCAGTCGTACAGCCAATACTTGGTGGAAGTCTAAGGTATATGCAGCAGGTTCAGTAAACCCAACTCGTCAAAACATCCTTCAGTACATTTCTGGAACGGTTAAAAACGGTGCAGAAGTGCCTACTTTTGGTGTTTGCGGTTTTGGTACTTGGACACTTTTAGCTCAAGACTATGTTGGTCAAGAGCAGTATGTTATTACCCCAGGACATGGTTTTGATAGTGACAGCAACGGTCCTCAAGCTGCGTTTAGAGCTTTGATGGTAGCTGGAGTTCCAATCTATCCTGATCCGTATTGCCCAGAAGGTACTGTGTACTTCATTAACAGCAACTACTTATCCTTGTATATTCACGATCAAGGTTCATTCGTATTTACTGGTTTTGAATCAACTCTACCAAACTGGCAGATCGGCTATGTTGGCGCTGTCTTAATGATCGCTGAATTAGTGAGCGTTAAGCCTAAGTCAATGACCAGAGTTTCTGGCTATAACTCAATTTCTATCTAAGGAGAATAGTCATGGCACTCGGTTTAAACAAAATCCTCATAGCAGGTACATACGAAAATACGCCAGGTGCGTACTTTCAAGCTGCTGCAAACATAGCTGCAACCACAGCAGGAAATGTTGTACCTGCTGGAACTTACCTTGTTATTGGTACATCCAATGTGGTCATTCAAACTGTCACAAGTTATAACTCCACCTCTAATGTGGCTACATTTTCAAATGTGTACCCCACTAACTCAGGCGGAATGATTATTTCTGACGGTACGAATGTTCAGTTATTGGCTACTACCAACGCTACAGTACAGTTAGTGACTGTAAATGGTGGTTCTCCTGTGTCTAGCACTTTTGCAAGTTAAGGAGAACAGTAATGGCTAATCCAAATGCAGTTCGTTCTTTTACTTTAGATAATTTTGGTAATGCTCGTGTTGCAATCGCTGTAGCACAGTTACTAAATGTGGCTGGTAATGGAACGGTTACTGGCGTTGAAATGCCTTTACTAAGTGGTGGCTTAACAAACGGTGGAGCAGTATCTAATTCTGGAAGTGTCATTATTCGTAGAATTGTTGCTAACAATCCATCAGGTAATGTATCGCTTGCTAATATTTCTATTACCACAAGTAGTGACGGCAATATTTCTAATGCCGTTGTTGCTAATGTGGTACTTAGCAATTTAACAACTGCTGGTCGTTACCAAGACTTAGCAATAGCAGGTTCGTACAGCGCTAATACTGCTGTATCTGGATCTACTACCTCAGCCTTATTTGTTAATGTTGTTACTGCTTCAGGCAATACCAACACCGTTAATTTCGCTGTTTATGGCGATGTAGTGAGTTTTTAATGTCTAATATCTTTGTAACCAATAATTCAGACCAAGACCTAAAAGATGGCTTCGGTGGTGTTTTTTATGAATTTAAAAAAGGATCAACAGTTGAGATCCCTGAAGAATTTGCAAGACACATTTTTGGTTACAAAGACGAGGACAAAATGAAATATTTGGCTAGGCTTGGGTGGGTAAAAACAACCAACGAACTTGATGGTGGCTTAGAGCGACTTTCCAAGTGGGATTTATCCACCGAACCACCTAAAAAGAACCAATCGTTATCCCCGTTGGTGGAAAGAGTACCCCTACCCGTTTCAAAGCGGGCTGGGGGAAAGATCCTTCAGGCGGTAGCATGATTTATGGAGCTTAAATGTCCACAAACTTGTCAGGGTACATTACTCAAGTAAGGTACTTGCTCCATGATGCTAACAGCAACTTTTATTCAGACCAACAGCTAACCGATTACATTAACGCTGCTCGTGAGCGAGTAGTTCGTGATACAGGAGCGTTGCGTGAAATTGTTGTTGCACAAACTCCTTGCCAAGTAGCTCCAGGAGCTACGATCAATGGTGCAACTCCAGCTTTTCCTACACAATGGGTAGCAAGTACGGTTGTTACAGCAAATACTTTTGTATTTAATAATATTTATATTTATCAATATGTTACGGGTGGAACTTCAAGTACATCCGCACCCATATATCCGCAAAGCACAGCAAACAATTACACCAATTACCCACCCTCAACTGCTTTTGCAGACGGCACAGCTACCCTGCAATATGTCGGTAATTGTGAAAATATTAGCTATGCAGCTTTAACCAATTTAATGGGAACTTCCCCATTAGCGCCAAGTTCTGGCAACTCGGTGCTTGATATTGTGAACATAAACCTGTATTGGGGAAATACTCGTGTGCCACTTGATTATTTAGCCTGGACAGACTTTAATGTGAGGTTGCGCTTTTGGCAAAACTACATTGGCAGACCACTAGCCTTTAGCGTGTACGGTCAAGGACAAATTTATATTGGACCTGTACCCGATCAAATTTATCAAGTTGAAATTGATTGCGTGGTATTACCAAATGCTTTAAACCTGACAACAGCATCTACCGCAGATACCATTGCTGATCCATACACCAGTTGCGTCAAGTTTTATGCAGCTTATCTGGCTAAGTTTTATGAACAAAGTTTTGGTGAATCAGAAATCTTTAAACAAGAGTACCTCAAGCAAGCTACTTCAGTCTTAAATACCACATTTACCAGAAGGATTCCAAGTTCTTATAGCGGGATGATTTAATGGCTGCTGCCGAACAGAAAAAGTCTTACCAGGTAGTTAAGCAATTCAAAGGGCTTAATACCAAGGCTAACCGTACATCTATTGGTGAAGATGAATTTTCTTGGATAGAGAACGCACAACCCGTAGGTTACGGTAACCTTAAAATTGTTCCCAACGCTTCCAATG